CGCCATGTCCAAAAATGATTGGCATATGTTCCTGACGCAATTTTGTCTTCATATACTACATACTTCAATCTGCTTGAACCTGATCGACGCATTCTCGCATATGCAATAATCTGATCTGCTAGCCAAATGTTATCGTTCTTAGAGCCTCTCAGATCCTCATCGATGTCCACCGCATGGACATAGCCTCTAGAGTCTGGATTGTGATCGCTGCGTCTAGCCTGGTGAAGTAAATCGCCTACAACTCCATCGCTACGCTTATCTCTGTCTGGCCAACGCTTATTGATCTGATTTCTCATGACCGTAACGCCAGCAACTGGTTTCCAACTCATCTTATTTTCCTCCTTGGGGTATTTCTTTTTAAATAAACTCATTTATTTTTCTCCATTATACTTAAAATCTTTTTAACATCTGCCGTCCAATTTGATATCAAATGCTGGTTTCCTTCATTACATGGACATACTGTTTGATGTGTTATACAAACGTATGTTTCTAAATCTTCCAAACAGCATTCACAATTTTCGCAGCAATTATTCATTATTCTATTTTATCATGAACATATGATTCTTAAGAGGGGTCAGGCACTTCGTTCTGTGTGCTTGGCCTGTTCACATATTCTCTTAGTGCTTCAATCTCTGCACTCTTTCCTTCAAGTTCTGACTGCAACTTTAGTATTTCTGCCGTCAAATTAACTACTTCAATTTCATAATTCTGTGCCTTTTGAGCAGCACGCTGAATTGTTGCGTGAAGAGTTTGAGTTAGTATCTGAACCTCATCCATATATAACCTCCAGTTTTTTGTTGTCAAATAGACTTTTGCCTATTTCTTTGTACATCCAACGATAGCATCTACTATGAAGGATGAATCTTTTTGTTGCCAACTCAGTCATTTCATGAGTTAGCATTATTTCTGACCATTCTTTTTCAAATATCGTGGCCTTCCATAAAAGTTTATCTCTGTAGACCTTTATAACATACATTGTATCAGCCTACCTAAACTTTGCCCAGTATGCGCCAACAACATTTCCTTGCCACGAATCAACAATGTGAGGGAACGTATCCAACACCTCTTCGTGGCTCCAATCCTCTTTAATATGTTCTTCGTAAGGATTCCCATTGATAGCGTGCTGATGGTATTCAATAATGGGAATTGAAATAACTCCAAAAGCGCAGTATTTAGAGGCTCTGTCCCATACCTCAAGAGCCTCGCCTACCGTCATGTGTTCCATAACATCTCCAAATATTGCTAGGTCATGGTGGAACCGATCAAAATGGCGAACATCCTCAATCCATGTCTTGCGATACTTTTTCCTTAGTTGAAACTCTTGAACATATGGTTCCCATACTTCCACTGCATCAATCTTTCCTTTATATCTGGTTTCAAGAAGAGCGTCATAATATGTTCCTGATCCTGCCCCAACATCAACAATGGTTTTAATGTCATTGCTTAATATTTTGCTAATTATCCAAGGTCTACTTTCTGGATGACTTGTTCCCATTTACATACTCCTTCATTAACTTTTCATAATTAAACTCAGAGGTAACTCTGTACGCTGGGTGATATAAGTGATAATCGTATCCATCTACATACCTAATGCGAATACCTTTATTTTTACAAAGCAAATGAAAGGCATCGTCTTCTGCTCCCCAACCAATAAATCCCTCATCCATGCCACCAACCTTCTGCCACAAAGATTTTTTCATAACGTATGCTCCTCCAGTAAAATCATTTTGTGGAAGATCAACATACGTTGGAGAAAACTCTGTTATTGGGTTTAAGTAAAAGTCATAAAATAGTGCCGTAGACTCTTCTGTAAGATACCCAAATAAAGAAAATGGCTTAACAAGCCTATCGCTTCTTGATGCAATCTTTATCGCTTCATGAATTTGATTGATAGGTATATAGTTGTCTGCATCAATTATTACTGCCACGTTGCTGGAAGTTAGTTCAACTCCAGAATTTCTTGCGGCAGATCGGTTAAACTCTCCGTCATTATCGCCAAGAATAACATCAAACTCTTGTGAATAATAGTTTTGTAAAAACTCAAAATGTTGACGACGATACGCACATCCTGCATCTCTCCAAGGGAGAATAACCTGCTGCCTCATCGGTACTTTTTCCTTAGAGGTGGCTTGATTCCAGCCTTTACTAATTGCTGATATGCAATTCCATATACCTTTTCAGAAGCATCTCCTGCTTTTCCACCCATAGACTTTCTTACGTTTGTGGATGCTGCATTGAACGTGCTAATAAGTCTTTCATTATCTTCCGCCATTATATTCCCTTTCGTGACATATACAATTGCAATTATCTATTGCAAAGCATCTTGCGTGCATACCGTTGTTACAGTATCCAGTCCTTGCTATTTCTACTAGATTAAAGTTTTCATCAAACTCAATTTCTTGAGTAAGTAATCCAAGATTTACTTTCTCGCTCATTTCAGTTTCATAGAAGTCAGCAAAGTTTATACCAATCATCTCTTGGTAGTCAAGGTATTTTTGATAATCTCCTATACCAAAAATTCCTCTTTCGATACCAAGAAGAACATCTCTCTGAACTCTTTGAGACTTCATCTCAATATCTGTCCAAGATCTGCCTGCCATTCTATCGTTCCATACCTTTGGCCTCTCTTCTCTTTTATAGAAGTGCCAAGCCAACATTTCGTTAGGCGCATAGATGTGCCATCCCCTTGTGTAGGCGCGTAGGGCAATGCAAAGTTCTTCTCCCATGAAAGAAATTCTTTCGTCATACGGTATTTCTTTTACAAACTTTCCTGGAGCAAAAAGTATTGCACCTAGAACTGTGTGAGAATAGTTAGGGTTTTCCCTATTTTCCATCTTTTCACGATTACCTGCCCAAACTCCAGTCCAAGTATTAACTACGCTTGTCCAAGAAACATCATCCCAAAAGTCTGGGTCTCCTTTAAGGTAATAATCTTTTCCGTCAGTAAGGGCAAGGTACGGCGCAGCAAATTGACTGAGAATAATCTTGTCCGTACCCTGCTCCTTCTGACACCACTCAAGCATGGATTTTAGTTTTGTGTCCCAACCTTTAGCAAACCTCATGTGAGAATCAATTTGAAAGAAATAGTCTTCTTCATCATAAAGTTCCATTGCTAATTTACGAGCGTATCCAGCACCTTTTGCGTCTTTGGCGTGCATCTCAACAAACTTTACTTGATCTTTAAGCCAGTCCACTCTTTTGTGCTTGCCTCTTAAGTCTTGAGAAATAATGCCAATGACAAGATCTTCTTTATTATCTGCGGTATCATACAAACTTTTTACAGTTTTTTGAAGTTGATCGTCACGATAAGAGGCAATGGATACAAAGATGCTCATGATAGTTGCTGCACCCCAGGCTTGTCATAAATTGGATCTAGAGTTGATTCGATACCAGCATTCTTTAGCATTTTCTTAACAGCCTCAAAATACATTGCCATCTTTAGTCTTTCTGGCTCATCAATATGTGACCATTCGCTTTCATAAAATCTAATGCCAAGGTAAGTTCCATAGTCTACAATATCTACAGATATTTCAACTGGCATCTTTATAGAGCGAATTGCCATACTGACTTCAGGTGTGTAAATCATTCTACCTCCATAGTAAGTGCCTCCCAAGTAGCAAACCAATCATCCTTGGATTTGTGAGCATTAAACTCACGATCAATTTTACCATCTTTAAGATACACTCCTCCCCAGACTCCCCATTCTTTTTGAGAAACTCCCCAAGCAAAACACTGTTGATTTATGGGGCATCTCTGGCATATGTGGTCTACAGACTTAGCGATGCTCTGATCTTCTTCATATTTGTCAAAGAATAGATTGGTATCCATCCCCAAACATTCTGCCTTATCCTTCCACCTGTGCATGACCGCTCCCAATATTGTTAGGAAGATGCCAGCCCTGCTCTGTGAGAGGAAAGATCTTCTTTTTCATCCATTTACCATCACGGAAAACGCCTGATGTTGCATACTGTGCGTTATGACCCTGATTGTAACGGACAACATCCCATCCATCCCACGCCAAATCTGTGCGGGAAGATACGATTCGCTCCATCTTGTCTAGACTATTTATTAGCATAATTTACTTCTCCTGCTTCCATCGTAAAGATAACTCGCTTAATCCCTACCTTCTCAATAAGAGAGGCACACTTTGGACAAGGCTTGCTATCTCTATCGTGTCCATTCTTTACGCGAGCCACATATATGACTGCGCCTCTTACATTATCCTCCCCTGCATCACGAATTGCAACCTCTTCTGCATGAAAAGAGCACTCCGTTTTAACATGCTCAGGAGAAACATAGTGGGGATTGTTTCTGTTTTTGTTCCATCCCGTTCCCAACACTCTTCCAGATTTTACCACCACTGCTCCATGGGTGTTACGAGCAATAGACTTTGCAGCAAAACATCTTGCAGCATTCAAATAGGATCTATCTGTCCTTGAAAGCATTTGGTCCTCTTAGTATCTAAAGATGCCAACTTCTACGCCACTCAGTTCGGCAGACGCTACCAATCTGGAAGGTCTCTGATTAGGGTTAGAAAGAAAGGCAAAATAATGAATGTCTGAAATATTGTCCTCAATCCAAGAAGGAGGAACCTTATAAAACTTTACCTTGATGTTTCTTCGTTTTAGCCCTGACTCCGATAAATTACAGAATTCAGCAGTAAAGGAATTGATCGTTGCTGGGCCAGCAGTATAGACGTTAAACTCTCCGTCTTTGCATTCTGATAAAGCAACTCCCATGGCACGCATAAACACTGTGTAATCAGAAAACTCTTTAGTTCCCTGTACTGCGATATTCATTCTAATCTCCCTCGCCCTCTTCTTGTAATTCATCAAGTAACACAAACAATTTAGTTACATCTTTTTTAGGTAATGACATAACATCTACTGGCCTTGCTGTTTCGAATGCTGGTTCTTTTATAGTCTCTGATTCATAAAGCACATTGTTATATACCCAATACGCCTTGTCTTGATATACTGCGACACGAATAGTTGACGGAGTGTATTCTGTTTCTTCTTCGTCTTCATCAATAAGTTCGTCTTCATACTCTTCTGTGCCTCGTACCATTATAAACAATAAAGCGCCTACTGTCAATACCCACGGAATGATTGCTAAAAGTGTAATCATGCTATCCCCTCCTAGGGAAAAAAAGTCCAGCCCAATTGTTTTTTACTGGCTGCTCCCCTTTTGATGCATCTGGAACATTGGCATATAGCGCTCTTTGATGACTCTCTGCCTCTGCCTTGCTGTCATGAGTGCCAACAACTTTACCGCTATCGTCTACCACAACATAGTTAGAACCTCTACGTTTTACATCATATGGCATATAATCACCGTCCTTTTAAACAATTATACTACTTAATGCTTGTACGGCGAGTGGGATTTGAACCCACGATGCACGGCTTATAAGACCGCTGCCAAAACCAGACTAGGCTATCGCCGCGTGGTCTTACAGCGTTACTATTGCAATGATGTTCCATGTCAAAATTAAAAGAGTGATGACTATGTTAATCAAAGTAATAGGTGCAACAGATTCTTCTTCTGAAAAAGTTAATCCTATGACAAGAACATTAACTACAAGATTGATCGTAAAAATAATAAGTGTTGCGATAAGGAATCCGATAATCATAGTAGAATTCTATCAGAGCATTCCGAATGAGTCAAGGAAATCTGCAACATCATCTGTCATTTCTTTTGGTTCCCATCTTAGATTGTCCTCATCATCTTCACGGTGCTTCTTATTAATAGACTTCCAATCGTGAATTTCAATTTCTTGATTAGCATTACGAGGGGTGTGGGCTATTGCATTGTATACCGCCCCTGTAACAGCGTCAGACAAGTCCTTGGAGCCTTTTCTTGGGTGGTCTACCTTCTTGTCCGATACGATACGCAACTCGCTCATTTCCTGTAGCAGAATGTCTAGGTGTGGCATGAGCACACGATCTTCATAATAAAGCATTGCAAGATCCTCGTAGTGCTTCTTTCCTACAGAAAGGGTGTCTGTTTTAATTCCTACAGACTGCAACTCTTGCTGAATGTCAAATGATTGCCAACGGTCAAACGTAACCAACCCAAGTCTAAATCCTTGCCTTCTGAAATTGACAATCCAATCCTTCACTTCTGAAAGATTAACTGGACCTTCTTTCTTAGGTTCCCACCAAACTACTGCATCCACAATGATAAATGGATGAATCTGAGTGTAATCGTTAAAGGTTCTTACTTGTACCCACTTATCAACGTGGGCAATGGCAATAGCACACTTGTCATGCTTTTGAGCAAGGTCTGCGTGCAAGAAGTACCTAACATCTTCTTCTGGCTTCCATCTCTCCTCAATACGCTTAAAAGAGTCAATTGGGTTTGGAAGAACCATTGCACGCTGAAGAGCATCTTTATTTTTAAAGAATGCGTCAGAAGAGAAGGATGGCATACAAGCAAAACGTTGCATAGCATCTGCATGATCTGTCATGAATGCAATCTTAAAGTCTGTAATCTTTCTGGTTGGATTTGCCTCCCAAGTAGGTCTTTTAATCGCAAACACTCCAGGATATCTATAAGATAAGATATGGTCTTCTGTCCATTCAATTGAGAACTGATTGTCTGGTTCATCACTTGGTAGTTCATCATTTATCGTGAATGTATAAGACTTAACTTCAACATCTTTTTCAGCAACTACCTCGTCATATCTTTTGGAAATAAAGTCTCCTGGATAACGAGGGAATGAAAGTAAAACTACTTTACCAAAATCTGGGAATCGTGAGTCTACTGATGCACGGAAGGCTTTGTAGATGGCATCACCAGTTTTGGCATTCTCGTTACCTGATGCTGAGTTTTGAGCGAAACCAGAGATCTCATCAAGGATCGCTAGGATAAGGTTAAGACCCTCGTGGCTCTCTCTTTCTGAGTGACCAGAGTATACGGTTACTGCCTTATCAAATTCAATACTATCTGCCTTTGCTTCAAACCTTCCTGCAAACCATGGAGAACGATTTATCTTTCCCTTGAATCCCTTAAAGAATACGTTGCGTGCTTGTTGAGCGTTAATAGCAATGTTAATAATGTCAATGGCATCTCCAGGTGGCTTACCAAAATATCTGGCAGGGTCTTTTAGACAAAGGAGTTTATAAACCAAATAGGCACAGCCAATTGTGGATGTGTGATCTTTTCCGCTACCCTTGCCCAACTGGAGCAGAACTTCTGCCTTAGTGTACTTCTTGAAGTGTTCACGGCCTTCCTTCTCTCCCATAAATCTAATAAGATCTTCTTCTTTGTAAATCTGGCTCATTGCTTCTACAAGATCGCGCTGGATCTGTGATAATTCTGGTTGGTCTAGATATTGAGTATCGTGAAGAAAAGTGTCTAAGTCTACAGGCTTTTCTTCAAAGGGTGATTCGTCAAGGGCATCAAAGAATTCAGAGAAATCAAGACTCATGGATTACGACTGCCTCTCCTATTGGACCAGACACCTCTGAAAGACGAGACAGGATCTCTAATTTTATTTGAGGATGCTTTGATGCAACATCTTTCAGTATTCCCATAATGAGTTCTTGTTTTCTTTCTGTCTCTAAAAGTTGTTCTGACAACTCTTTGTTTTCAAGAAGTCCAGCCTTTTGCAACATCTCAATGCGACGAGTTTCAATGTCAAGGATCAGTTTGATTGCAGCAGTCTTTGCAGATAAGTTTCCGTTAGTTGTTGCCTCGTCAACGACTTCATAGGCTTGCTTGATAAGTTTAGAGTAGTGTTGATCCGCTCCTGATAGAGCCTCGCGTGCTCGTGATCTAACTGCTTCTGAATTGCTTGCCATACTCTTCCACTCGCGTAGTAGGGTAGATACTCTCGCTCTTGGTATGTCAAGTTCTTTTGATATTTCTGATTCATTAAACCCTTTAATGTATTCTGAAGCAACACGGTTTACTTCTTCCATGTGTTCAATAAGTTCGCTCATAGTGTCCCCTATTATAGCAGTGGGTGGGCAGGGTTTGTTGCCACCTTTTTTAATAGGTTCCCCTGCCCCACCACAAACTACATGCAGTTAGAATTAAATTGATACCAATGCTTCTTGCCAGCACCATGTCTCCATGCTGTAAAGAAAGATCTATCTTGATAGTATCTATTCCATTCGTGAATTGGCTTATCTCTTAACTTCTTGAGTTCTTTAGATAGACCGTCGTTATTTTCTTTTGATTCTTCCAACATCATATAAACTAAGGACTCTCTCCAAAAATTATCTAAAAATTGGTATGCCCCTCTCGCTGACGATGTTTTATTTGCTGATTTATAACTGAAACGTGATTCACGGTACATGATACA